CGAGCGCAAACGTCAAAACTGAGTTAGCCTGAACGGGCCACTGTGGGAGGTAGAAACGTCCGAATCCTCGTTCATCGGCAATCGTATTCCCCCCGTCGCGCTTTCGCGTCCCGGAGAAGTAGATGTAGTCCTCGTCGGCAACAGCGGTTGTTGCGTGCGTCGATCCGCCGTTGTTGTACCGTCGGGCTTTGAGCTTGCGATTCGTCTTCTGTTCAATCCAATCGCTTGCACGGTCAATGATCTTTTCGATGAGCGTGTCGTCGCCGCTACCAGATACGCCGTGAGCGGTCTTGAAGTTGGCCGTTGTTGTCAGTGCGTTAGCGGAAACTGCCACGGGACAATTCTACCACAGAACGAAAAAAGCCCCCGCGAGGGAGCTTCTTCCGCCTATTACGTTCCCGTGTCTATTGTCCAAATATGTCGCCGTACTCCACGTACACTCGCATCTTCAACGATGTGGTCGGATCTTTGAGAGACTTCACAACGATGTACTCTCCGCTACCCCAACCTTGTGTAGTAGTGTATTCCTTCCAGCTACCCGTTCCCGAAGCTCCTGTGTCGATCAGACACGGACCTTGTGTCGCACCGGAGGCGGTATTCAACGCCTTCATAATACAGACATCGAATCCGGCGCCTGCCGGGTTATCTTCAACTTCAACACGAACGTACCGAATCGCTCCTGAACCCGCATCGTCACTTCCGTCTTCACCTTCAATATTCGTCAGCGGATTCTGAGCCACACAAACGTCGTACGTTGTGTCACCACCGGTTCCGGTACAGTTGATGTACAGTGGCTCCCACGCGAGTCTCTTCTCAGGGGAAATGCCGCCCGAGCTATCAAATCCATTAACGTAGATGCCTGCACCGATGACACCGGATGCGATCAGACCGCCGATAACTGCGCGGCCTTTCAATATAGAACTTTGATTACGGAGCTTTTCTGCCATGAGAGAGGATTGGAATGAAAACGATTACAGTATATCAGAGAAGAGTCTAACTCTTCTTCTTTGACCTACGATTCAGAAGTGAAAGACGCTTTTTCGGCTTGCTGTCTTCTTCATTTTGAGGTGCGGCAGCTTTGGTGACTTGCGGAGTTGCCTGCGTTGTTTGCTTCGCTGGGCTACCCTGCGTCGTTTCCCGAACGGGCTTCAATAGACCGGGGTGCTTCACGAGGTATTCCTTGTAGGTTTCCTCGGAGAGCTCGGTCGTTTGCCCGGCTTCGACTTTCTGTCCGTTCTCTCGGAAGAAATGTGTTTGCGTTACTTCGTAGGTCTTCATGGGATAAAGGGGAATTAAACGAGGCGGTCGTCGTATTCGACCGTGTACTCAACGCTGCCTGCGGCAGACGTCACCATTTCAAGAGCTTTATTGGTTGTCAGATCCCACGGGCGATCGCCGAGGTCAATCACTACAGTAGCACCTTGTGAAAGGTATTCCTGGTAATACAGAGTGCCAGCGTTCGCTTTCCAGTGAACCCACGTAGCCGTTGCGCTTCCGTTGCTGACTATTATCTTGTAGACCCGCAACCTTCGCCCTGCACCCGGCGCAGCGACAACAGACGTTGTTGCAGCAGACGCAATCGGCGTTCCGTTGCTTGATGCCCGTTGGAGACCTGAAGAGGTTACCGTCACGAGGACAGTATACATGAACGTCACGAAACTCGCACAAAAGGAAAAGCCCGCACAAGGCGGGCTGGTTTCCTTCGATCAGACTACGGCTCAGGAAGCCGCTGTCTTGTAGATACTGAAAGCTTCATCGTCAATGGAGTCGTTATCGAAGGTCTCTGTCACACGAACAGCGTATGCGTTCGCGGTGTTCAGGTTTACCCCGTCAACAGTACCTTGACTCTGAAGGTCGATGAGGAATCCGGGACGAGTACCGCAGACCATGTAACCGAGATCACCAAAACAGAATGAGTTGGTAGCTGCGGCTGGCGCAGCAGCGATCTCAGGCACACGCTTGAGGCCGAAACCGTGGATTTCCTTGTTGTGCTTCAGCTCCTTCACGTCGGTCCAGTGGTAGTTGTCGTTCCCACTGCTCTTTGCAAGTGTCTGCACGAGAGACTGAGGAATCCACCAGCGAGCCGCACCGGAAGAGAAAAGATGAGAGCCCTGCACGTCCTCGTCTGGGAGGTAGTGCGGGTCCAACTCGTACGTCACATCGACCAAATCGTCGAAGGTGACGTCCGTTATTGCGGTCTTGCCACTACCGGCAGCAGGCTGCACGACGTTGGTTGAGTGCGACAAGATACCGGGCGAAGACGTGCCGAATACGAGGTTGTCCTCTTTCTTCTTGATCTCACGGGTGGAGAACTCAATCAGAGCGGGAACAAGGGCAGGATCGGCAGTCACGAACAATTCAACGGAGAAGGGCTTGGTGAGTACGTCCACTTTCTTCGTGTTCAGCGTGAACTGATCGAAGGTTGGCTGGCTTTCCGTGATGTCCGTGTTTTCTGCGGTCTGCTCAGCAGTCACCGTAGCGGTCAGCTTCGGAATGCGGAGAATTTCTTTCTCCATCGTCAGCATCGTGCAGTACTTGCGAGCGTAGGAGTAGCGGGAAATGTTCTCGTAGAGCATCGTTTCCCACAGCTCACCACCCATGTAACCACCGGTCGAATCCGTACCGATTGACATCGCACGAACTTCGCGGTTGCTATTGCGAACGTAGTCCGCCTCAGCCTCGTACGCGCTCTGCAACTCGGTGTAGTTCGCACGTCCGGATGCGACTTTGGTCAGTGCTCGCATCACTTTGGCACATTCCTTGAAGTCGTTATGCCGGCTCGCGTGCTTCTGCAGAATTGAACCGACCTCCTTCTCGGCAGCTTCAGAAGCCTGTCCGGGAGTAAGGTCGTATTTCCGCTCAACTTTGCCAGCTTCGGTGCTGGCGACTTTCTTAGCGGCTTCTGTGCCGCCCTGGATTATCATTCGGATCTGTTCATCCGACAGTTCCACTACCGGCTTTTCCTGAAAGGTAGCGCCGTAGTGTTCCTCCGCGAACGCGCGCAGCATCTTAGCCTGCTCGTCTTTGGGTTGTTCCTTCATACGTTCATGAAGGTCTTGGAGGACTGAATCCTCCACTGTGTCTTCAATGGTTTTGCTCATGTTAGAGTTTGGAATTGGCAAGAGCCTGCTGGAATTGGCTTCCAGCGGCTTCGAGAAGTCCATCCAACTCACTTGTTGGAACTCCCCGCTGCAGGGCTTCTACAGCAAGTCCGGTCATCGCCTTCGTGTATCTTTCGGGGAAAGCAACGAGATCGGCCAGGGGAATCTGAACAGAGGCTTTCTGTTCGGGCTGAGGGGCTTCCTCAGTCTCGGTTGGTGGCGTTTCTAACTCCTCCTCGACCTCCTCCTCTGGCTCTTCAGGCTCGACCGTAACTTCCTCAGTCTCAGGCTCTTCTTCCTCCGCAGGTGTCTCGACCTCTTCTTTCGTCTCGACAACTTCCTCAGATGTTTCCTCTTCGATGATTTCCTGCATTCGCTTCCATGCTTCTACTTCATCCTCGGGCTGCTCCTCGTCACGAGCTTTGAAGAATGCTTTCAGCACCTTCGTGGATTCGCGGTTGGCTTTCTGTTTGGTTTCGAAATACTTTTTGTATTTCTCGTGCTCTCCCGGATCGATGATTTCCTTCGCCATCTCTTCCACGCTCTCAACGCGAGCTCGAACTTCATCGATATCGGCGTTCATCCGCTTCGCACGTTCGGCCAACGCATCGGAGTTGCTGGGAATCGTTACGACAGCAACCTCCAGGAGCTTCTGTTTGCGGAACCAGAACTCGTTATCACCGTCCTCAGTCTCGGTTTCCTCTGTCTTAATCGCATCGAATCCCACAGAAACTGCGTTCAGGTAACCATCCGCCATCAATCCAAAGACTTCGTCCGCGAATTTGAATACGCCCGGCTTCGGGAATTGAATCTTCATTTTCAGCTTCCCGTCTTCAACGCGAACAGTCTCAGGAAGAGCCTTCGCAATCGGACGTCCACCGGATGCCGTGAAGCCACGGTCATCGTGTGCCCAAGTAATGACTGGATTCTTTTTGAAGTCTTCCAACATCCAGCCGGCCTGATCGATCCGCGTACCGTGTGAATCTTCTGCGGGAGTGGACGCAACTACGTCAATAGTCCGCGCCTCGTTATCGACTGCGCGTACGGTGGCTGTATCTGCGATTCGGGTGACTGCCATGCTCAGGAAGGGAAGTGAGAGAGAACGCGATCGCGTTGCTCAAGAAATGCTCGTCGCAATGATACCACAAAGCGTCGTTCGAGCGCACCATGCGTGCGGAGGAACTGCTCACCAATCGCTCTGCGGCGATCCTCGGGAAGCCCTGCACCGACGATTAAACACCTACAGTTGATTCTTTCTCCGGCGGGAAGAATCGGGTCGCCTGGGGCTTGCGCCGATGAACCGCCGACTGTGAATGTCTCATTGATTCCAACTACTTGTCCGTGCGCAGCGGCATGCGTCGGTCGCTCATTTCCATCGATAACAGTCGCCCATTCTTTCTGCTGAAAGCCCTCTTTCCGAAGAGTCGCTAACGTTCCTTCGTTGATAACGTCCGTCAGTTCCGTGCGGGCGATTCGCAGAGAACGAACTCTGCTCGATTGTATGTACAGACCATCGATTCTTCTGGAGAGTTCAGCAATTCCTTCCCCGTTCTCTATCGCCAAACTAATTGCCTTGCTTAAATCGTCTTTTGTTGTACCGATAGCTAGGGCGGCGTGCTCAAACGACTTCAGTTCCAGCGCTTTCCGAATGCCAACCGTGAATATGTTGTCTGAATCGGTGAGGTCATGCCCCTGCTGCTGACCGAGACTCACTCCTTTCGCAAACGCCTCCATGAAATAGGGTAAAAAAAGCCTAGCCAAGATTCGTGCTTCTTCGTCCTCGTCGAAGATGTCTCCGATTCCCGGTAGAGGTTTCTTCGCCCGTTTCTGTTTTTGTGTTGCTACGCCGCTAAAGATGGCGGCGATGCGGTAGAGGGCATCATATTGAAGCCAATGTATGGAACGTCGGTTACACCCTTGATGTTCAGCGGCTCTAGTCCGAACTCCTTACGCATCTCGTCCGGTGTGAGTGCCCCACTCTGGAAGAGCTTCTCGGAGTTAAGACGCTTCTCTTCCATGTTCTCGGGCACAGGATCATCGAATGCGAACTCCATCTTCTCCGTACCGGGGAAAGCGGGAAGGTAGTCATTGTTCAGCGTGTCGCAAATCTTCATCAGGAAAGGCTTGATCCCGAATTTCATGAATACGAATATCGCCGCTTCCGCATTTGCTCTTGTCTGAGACTCAGTCTTTCCAAGGATCTCCAAACCGATCCCGAAGTTCGCGAGGATTTCATCGCGTGCCTTGTCTTTGCCCTCCGTAAACTGCATCTCCTGATTGCTTTCCTGTACTTTGTCGAACTTCAATCCCTTTGGCAGGTACGCGGTCTTTCCTGCATTGTCTGATCCACCGTACGTTTCCCGCCACTGCTGTTTCAGCCGATTGATGTCTTCCTCGCTTAGATTCTGCTCAGTCGATAAGACTCCGCCCGGAACTGCGTTGTTCCGCAGGCGCTTGTAGTTCATCACGTCGGCTTCTTTGTGCGTATCGAGCGCGTAACGGATGCTCTGTGTCGGATTGTGGCCGCGAACCCAGTTCTTCGGGTCCGGCATTTTGAAGTGAACGACATCGACCGGATCGAGTTCCACTTGGCGATCGGGTAGCCGGTATGTGTACCGCAGCAATCCCTTTCTTAATTCGACCTCCATGAATCCCGGAAGAAGCGGAAGAATGTTTGTGGGCGCTCCGCTTGCCTTCAATCGTCGATCGAGCAACCAAAACGATTCACCGTTCAGCATCAAGTGCTGCGATGTGACGATCATCAGGTCCATGCTTGTCAGCAATGACTTGCCGCCTTCTACCGGTTGCGGAAGCCGAAGCGTTTCGAGAGCTTGATGCACCTCGATGAACTCGATATCGTCCTTCTTCGCGACTTGGAGATAGAATTCCGTCTCAGCGATCTGAAACGAGACCCGTGTCACGGACGAATAGAGCCACGGGTTATCGCCATGCACTTCGAGCGACTCGTGCGGTTTGAAGAGCGACGGCGCACCGGGCTGATTCCAGAACTGCGGGAATGGAGAACCAAAATCATTGCCTCGCATGAACGCTCGGCTAGCGTGCTGTAAGCGGGTGAAGAGGGAAGGCATTCAGTGACAGTGTACACCGATTTCACCGTCAAAACACAATGATATCTCCTATGCCTGCGTTCTTCGCCGCGAACGTGGACAGTGCTGTGGAGTCCGGCAGGTCATCGCGTCCATTGGGGTCGTTTTTCGGGTGGTGTACCGAAAGATACTCACCGTCGCCGATGTATTCGCGAACCAAGGAAAGCATCTGCCCCTCGAACTTCTCTGCGAGCGGATGGTCAGCCGGATACGAAAAGCGCGTCTTATCTCCTTCGTCTGCAAAGAGCGACTGCTCAAAGTTCACGTACAGATCATTCTTGCTCTGCGTGGTGAACTTGAATTTTGTGTCGGGTCCGCAAGGAAGCCACGTGTTCTCCAGAAGTTCAGACGGGCCGTCCCCTTGCCCCGTTGCGTCAGACCGCACACCTGCGATCTTCTCCCGAAACGGCTCTAGGTCTTTCAGCAGCATTTGAATCTGATCCTCGTACCGAACGTGCGGATACGCGAACCACACCGCAACGTCGTTGAGCGGGTTCGAGAGCGTGGCGATCGTTTCATCTGACTCCCGCGCCCAGTCGAGCCCCAGTCCCAGCTTGTCTGTGTTGATCTCCGCATCCTTTCCGCGCGCACAAGACAACAACCTTTCCCGAGAAATGAAGCTGCTGATCTCCACGATGTCTTCGAGATAGTAGTTCATGCGAATCTCAGGGTTGTCCTTACCCTTCTTCCGCAGCTCCCGCTGGAATGCCTTCTCGTACTCAAGATGCTTGGGATCACCGGTCTCTTCGTACTTCTTCCTCCGATCGTGAATGACTTCTTCCACATCGACCTTCACGACGACCGAATCCGGCATTTCGCCATCACAGCCCTTTTTGAAGTCCCCGTACTTCGGACAGCCGACTCCGATATGCCAAGTCACACCGCCCGTGGACGAAAGCATCGGGTCGAGCTGATCGCTTCGCTTCTTGTCGTCGATCTTGTGGGCTTCTTCCACAACCAACACGTTCAGCGTCTTGGATTCGTTCGTAGTGTTCCCCAGGGAGAATTTGAAAATCTCAGCGAAGAGCTTGTTAAAGCGGTAGGCACGCACTGTGTGCGCGTTGTATTCCCGATCCTCCACCTGCCACGAGTTGCGGAGTTCGTTGATCGACTTCTTCAGACGGTCCAAGTCCGTCTTCGCCTGCTCTCCCTTCGGAGAGGCGATGCCCGCCATGAGCGGATCACCGGTCAGAAGTCGGTAGAAGATAATGAGGAACCGCAGCAGCAGCGTGATTGTTTCAGTCTTCCCGCTTTGGCGAGCTAGCTTGATAAAGACGTCCTTCGGCTCTACCAACAACGACGACAGGCAAGCGCGTGCAATCCGTATCTGGTAGTCGTAGAGATCGAATTGGAAGTTCTGGCGGCAGAAGATAATGAAAGCATTCAGTACCCGCTCAAGCGTCTGTTCTCGCTCCCGCTGATTTAGATCGCGAATGGTCTTCAACACTTCGCATTATGCCACGTCCAGCTACTTACCGCAGAAACCATGAGGTAATACTTGCAGAATGAACATTTACCGAAATGCTGTCGGATGATACTGCCTTCGGGTACGGTGCAGCCTTGTTCGTCAGCACAGGAGTCACAGATGTGTTTCATGTGGGCATGATGACAACGTTCAATACAGCGTCTTTGAATCGCGATCTCGTGTTTTCAGAGACAGCCACAGACCTATTGCTACCACCCAGCCGAGAAAGAATGGCGTCAACAGTCCCGTCAGAAACAGTCCTTTCAAGACACTGCGGTTCTTCTTGTTGCATTGATCTGCAGTAACAATGAAGGGAAGCCCGAAGAAGAGGAAGATGAGGAGAAAACTCATACGTGCTTTTTGGTAAGGAAGCGGGAACGGAATTCATCGGTCAATGCGTTTGACTCTTTTGAAATGTGCATCTTCCGCATGATTCTAGCGATCATTTCTAACCGCTTGTCGATCTCCGCCTTGCTGTAGACGTCGCAGTCGCAGTCGCAGTCGCACAACTCCTCCACGACATCGGTTGCCTTGGGGCCATTGTCCTTTCCCCAGTCAATGCCGACCCGATAGCCATCGAGACTTTTAGGGGCGACGTATCCACCGGTTGCCGGCAACCACTCCACCCCCTCCTTCTCGCACACAGCCTTGAGGAACTCGGCACGATTGAGGAGGCGGGAGGATTCGGAGTCTGCTTCATAGCAGTCATGCGAATAGTGAATCAGAACTTCTGAGTCCAGAATCCTCACACCGTCGTCTAAATTGATTCCCAAAGAATAGCCCCATTCGTGCGCCTTAATATATTCGTTGACTGAACCAAGCTCCCTCAGCTTCTCCCGCTCGAAGTCGGCGTAGGGAATCCAATCTCCGTCGCACACCCAAGTGCCGTCTTTCTTTTGAAAGAGAGCGGCATCACGATACTCTATGTTCCCAGCCAAATGTCCTCTTATTGCGATGTAGGGTTCAACGAGCATACAAAAAGTGGGAATTAGACAGAAAGCGCTTCGGGCTCTTTCTCAAAGCCGATGGCGCATTCCAGCGTCACGAACATCGAGGCAACAGAGACGGCGTTTTCGAGAGCGCAACGAGCCACCTTCTTCGGGTCAATCACTCCGGCTTCTTTCAAGTTCTCGATCTTGCGAGTGATTCCGTTGAAGCCTTCGTCTTCTGCGGCAGCCTGCACTTCTTTCAACTTGTCACCCTCGCCACAGTTCTCAAGGATCTGCCGACATGGAGAGATAAGGGCGTTCCTCACGATGTCGATGCCAACCTTTTCGTCTTCGTCGCCTGTGAGACCTTCCAATGCGCTGAGACAGCGGATGTACGCTGTACCCGCTCCGATGACCACGCCTTCGTCTCTCGCCGCTCTTGCGGCGTTCAGCGCGTCCTCAACTCGGTACTGGCGTTCCTTCTGTTCTGTCTCTGTCAAACCACCGACACGAATCACCGCAACACCGCCAGTCAGCTTGCCCACTCTTTCCCGGAGTTTGCCTTTGTCGAAGTCGGACTCTGAGTTTTCAATCATTGCTCGGATCTCGCCCACGCGCCCTGCGATGTCTCCGCCCTTCCCCGCTCCACCGACAACCGTCGTGTTGTGCTTCGTAGCAATCACCTTCTCCGCCGTTCCGACGTGCTCCAGCGTTGCATCTGCCAACCCAACGGACTCATCCGAAAGGACAGTTGCCCCGGTCAGTGCGGCGATGTCTCCAAGGTACTCCCTCTTCCGATCACCGTAGCCGGGAGCCTTAATCACAACTGGGTTGAACGTGCCATTCATTTTGTTCTGAGCCAAGACGGCAAGCGGAGCACGTTCGATGTCCTCGCAGATCAGAACGATGTTCTTCTGTTTCTCCAAAATCTGATCGAAGAGCGGTTGCAGCTCCTTCGGTGTCAGGATTCTCTTGTCCACGATCACGATCGCAGGGTTCTCGTATTCGGCGGTCATCCTTTCGGGGTTCGTCACGAAGTGAGCGAGTAGGTATCCCTGCCCGAATTGCATACCGTCCACCTTCTCGACGTCGATGTTCTGCCCGTGCCCCTGCTCAACAGTAACGACTCCTTCGGGTCCGACATCATCAACCACCCCGGAAACCGCCTTCGCTATCTCTTCATCTTGTGAAGAAATCAATGCGACAGCCTTCAGTTCTTCCTTGCTCGAAACGTCGGTAGCCATCTCAGCGAGTCTTTCTACGACAGCGTCGCACGCCATTTTCATGCCACGGGAAATAGCGATCGCATTCGCCCCGTCCACCAGCTTGTCGAATGCTTGGCTCATCATGGCATAGCCCAGAACCGTCGCGGTCGTTGTGCCGTCACCCGCCGCGTCGTTTGTCTTGGTCGCAGCCTCGCGAACCAGCACTGCCCCCATGTTTTCAAATTGGTCGGGAAGCTGAATCTCGTTTGCGACGCTCACTCCGTCCTTCGTCATGAATGGCGGCATGTACTGCCGTCTCACGAGGACGTTTCGACCTCGCGGACCCATTGTCGCCTGCACGGCACGAGCGAGCTTCTCAGCCCCGATCAAAACCGCCTTGCGGGATTCGTTGCCAAAAATAAGCTCCTTATTCATCAGTGTCGGGGGAAAGGATGTAGAGAAGTGCCTCCTGCGGCACGCAGATAAATTCGTCGTTGCCGTGTTTTGTACGAACCGCCTTCTTCACGTCGTAGGCGACTCTCGCACCGACCAATACACAGGACGGACTGGGGCACGCCTTCACGTCGCCAACGTATCGCTCTTCATCATCCGGAATGTCCATGCGGCTGTCGCGTTTGACGGGCGTGAGAATGACGTAATCGTTGAGGGGAAGCATAGGGGTGGGGGTTAAATAGCGGATATCTTCTTAATCTTCGTCGTGTCGAGCATCATACGCTTCCCGTCCATCTCAATCTGAAGCTCTGCCTTGTTCCGACGGAGGTACTTTACGCGGCTTGAGGACATGGCCAGCTCCAGGATGAGACCGTTCTTCATTTCAACTCGGCAGGCGGTGTCGGGAGGTGTCATCGCTTCGCAAACAGGGAAGGATTCTCCTCAGCGTAATCCAGCAGACGCTCCAGCAGTTCCCACTTCTGTCCGATGCCGTCCCAGCGAAGCTTGTTCGATACGGCTTTGAAGCGTTCGTAGAGTGGGATTGGAAATGGAGGGCGGGCGTATTTCATACGATCGGCACGGTAAGGGGCGGTGGCGCTTCGTAGTATTCAAGAAGCTGATCATATAGCTCATCGTTGAGAAGCTCTGTTGCAGGGTACTTTTCGGAAATCCTGCCGCGATAGCAACCATGACGTTGGCAGTAGTCGTCGTACACGTCTTCTAAGTAATCCAGTCGCCTTATCGCCTCAAACATCCTGCAATCAACTAAGCGGCAATCCTTGTCAAAACACTTTAATGCGAGCGTCTTGTTCGAGAACCCTCGAATTGCATCGAGCATTACAGAATCGCCTTTTATCGTGAGCTTCATTCTCACGCCACCTTGGGAAGGAGATCGGGGTTCTCGTAGATGTTGCCGATGATTTCCGATTGTTGTGCTGTTCTACTCTGCAAGAGCAGATACGGACTTACACAGCCAGTATCGCTTTTTATCTGGCTTAGCAACACGAATCCGCATCGTTCTTCATTCCATGAAACATCACTGTGAACATGGCGAAGTATAAACCAGTCAAGAATACCCCCCTCAAATATCTCCTTCCCGTTCTTGTCGGTGAGTCCTGTGGATTGCATGACAATTCCGTCGCGTAGGTACGTGCGGAAATCGTCCGTATTTGCGTCAGCATCAATGTTTGGTTTTCCACCGTGATCGACGTTTACGTTGTAATGCATATTGCCTTCATGCCAAGCTCTGAATCGTAGTGGTGCCATCAGATTTCCAGAGGGGAAACCACAACCCGGATGATGTTCTCTGCCTGGAACTCCTGATTCCCGCACTTCGGGCAGGCAGCCACGGAGCCGGCGAGCATCAGTTCCCGGCAGAAGGAGAACGAGCAGCCGCAGTCACAACGGACATCGACGACCGTCTTCGTCCAGCGACCGGTGAGGGTGTGCGAGTAGACCATTCGCCCGGAGCGTAGCGATGCACACGGGAATCGTCAACGCATCACAGCTTGACAAGTGCATCACTCATCACCATCGTCGGGTTCTGCTTTGCCGCTCCCCATCATCCCCGCAGCAAGTTCGGCAGCGCCGTCCTTTTTTATGTTCACGTTCGTGTCCGACCTCTCCCGCATCTCGTGATCCGATGAGAGAATGAGCTTCGCAATCGTGCTGTTGTATTCTCCTGAAAGCCCGTAATCGAGCAGACGCGACTTCTGTTCTGACTTGATGAAATCCAAAGCGTCCGAAAACTCAGAATACTCGGTTGACCATAAATGAACCGTAGAGCGGCTTACACCCAAGAATTTGGCGAATCCCTCTATCTTTGGAAGATTCACTTTCAGCACCCTACCCACTTTCTCCGTCCGGCATTGTTCGACGTACTCCACGGCCTTTTCGCAGAAGCTGGGATCGTACTTCGTCGGAGCGCCGCACTTGCAGCATCCTTCATCATCACCCTTGGGCTTTGAACATTTGCCGCAGACTTCGTTCTCTTCTTTCATGGAGAGATTCTAGCACAACCACCCGCTGGCACGCTCGCTTCCGTTTAGAAATGTTCTGACGATACCCGCATGCGGCTAACCTCGGCCAACCGATTACAGTGCGTGCCAACAGAACGAATAAGCCTGCCAACAGAGAAGGACGAGTCCAAAACGCGAGTAGGCGTGGAAGATTATCGACGGGTGAATACCGTGAACACGGCTTACAGCGGATTCCCGACGGGGAAAGTGAAACGTGTCCACGGGGCGGACTGTATCAGTTCTTCGCTTACGGAAGCAACTATCGTCTACGCATCACTCGCACGACAAGATCTGCAAGCCCCTCGACAACTCCGACGTATGCCCGCAAGAACAGCATCAGGATGAATGCGTACACTTTCAGCAGCCCGTACCCGATGGCGAAGAGCAGGACTCTCACTCGCCTTAGGCGGAAGTATCGAGAGTTTTGCACAGATCAACGAAGTCCGTCGGCGTGCTCACCTGCTTTCCGGCGAGAACTTTTTGCCATGCCTTGTCGATCGTCTCCCCGAATTCTTGTGCAAGCCACCTGTCGTATCCCTCACCTTTCCCGTGCTGTCGAAGCCAGCGTATCAAACTTTTCGGAAGACCACGTAGTTCTTTAGTTCTTGTAGTTCTTGTTTGTGGTCGTTTGTTGGTCGTTTGTTGGTCAGCTTTCAGGTCGCCACTTCCCTTCAATTGGTATTTTTCGTAGTTCCTGATCGTTATAAGCGAAAATCTGTTGGTCGTTTTGATGGTCAATTCTTGCGTTTCTTCCAAACGATGAAGGCAAGTGCGAATAGATCGCTCGCTAATGCCGGTCACTTCACTCAGCTTCTTCCTACCGACGATAACTTGCCCACGGCTCACAGTAATGCCGTGCCACTCTCTCGGTTCGTGGTTCGCCTCAAGCAGCAAATGCAGAAACAAATGAACCATGTAGCTGTTGTCGTACCAGCCCCAGTTCATCAATTGCCGGTGGATTTTAATCCAGCCGTTATCCATAGCTCATCTTGAAACGAGAACCAGAGCACACACAAAAAGCTGACAAGCCATCAGCGTGTGATAGTTCCCGATTCAAAATGAGACTTGTCAGCATCGCGAGAAAACTAGCGCAACCGACTGGGCTGTGTCAAACTGTTTTCACCCACCCACCTCCCTACCCATTTTCCCACCATCACCATGATTAACCAACCTGTACCTCAGTGCGACGTAGATGAGAGCAAGTTTCGGTTTCCGAAGGACGAGAACGGACTTCCGCTTCACATCTTTCTTGTAACCGTGAAGCTCGTCGAAGAAAATAACAACTCCCCGTGGCGGTACGTCATCTTTGCCGTCACCGGATCAGAGGCGCATGAGAAGATCGTGCAATACCTCAACCAAGGCGAATACCGGGAAGGCAACTACCGAGTATCCGTAGAAATGGCCCGTGTTGCTTCAGGCAATATGGGCATCATCGAGCTCTGAATTCGTGGGTGGGTACTTCAAAAAGCCCCCATCCACCAAATGGATGAGGGCAGCGTCCGAGCTACGCGACATCCCACGCGGCGATCGCGTCACAAGCGTTCCGTGCTACGAGCTTGTCGAAGTCTTTGTGACCGGTGATCTTCGGAGGAAAGCATCCTTTGTCGAGCCAGCCAAGCAGATCCTCGGCTCTCTCTGCGGCAGTTTCCCAATGGGAATTATATACTTGACTAACCTAACGGGAGGGGTTAGTATTCTTCCACTTTCCTACTCCTCCCATGAAAGACCCGATTTCCCTCCCTCAGTTTATCAGTAAGTTTCCCGACGAGGATGCTTGCGAGCAGTACATCATCGCCGCCCGTTGGCCGCGTGGCATGAACTGCCCTTACTGCCGTAACCATCGTATCTACCGCCTAGAGAAGCAACGCCGTTTCAAGTGTGGAAAGTGCAAAAAGCAATTCACCGTCCGCACTAATTCCGTTCTTGCAGAAAGCAAAATCCCTCTGCAAAAGTGGCTCATGGCCGTTTGGATTCTTACATCTAACAGCAAGGGTATCTCTTCCGTTCAACTCGCAAAGACGCTAGGCGTGACGCAGAAAACGGCATGGTTTCTCGCGCACCGTATCCGCGAATCCTTTATGGACAAAAGCACCACGCAACTCAATGGAACGGTAGAATCCGATGAAACCTACATAGGAGGAAAGGAGAAGAACAAGCACCGCAACAAGAGGCTAAACGCAGGACGCGGGGCAGTGGGAAAAAGCGCGGTACTCGGCATGAAGCAACGCGGAGGAAAGGTACGAGCTAAGTATATTGCCGACACAACTGCTTCCACCATCCACGGTCTCATCGGAAAGCATGTAGAGAAGGGCAGTACACTTTGTACCGACGAGCACCGTTCCTACCAAGGGATTGCCGACTACAAGCACCACGTTATCAATCACTCTGTAGGCCAGTACGTAGACGGCATGGTCTACACGAACGGCATTGAATCATTCTGGGCAATCCTCAAGCGCGGACTGATGGGCATTTACCATCAAATGAGTGAGGAGCACTTGAATCGCTATATCAATGAGTTTGCTTTCCGGCACAATGCGGGTTCGCTAACAGGACATGACACGATGGCTCTTGCATTCTACAATGCCGGACATAGGAGGCTTACCTATAAACAACTCACCGCATGAATCCCCGTACCGCCAAAATCATTGAGCCGATACCAGCCAGCTTCAATGATGTCATGGGATCGCTTGTTCATGCTCCCATATTTGAGCAAGTAGATAGATTGCCCGTAGAGCGTTCAGTCTCACGATGGCTGAACAAGTTTCATTGTGGAGATGTTGTGGCGACGTTGAACAAGATGCCAGCGGAATCTGTCAGTCTTGTCGTTACGTCCCCGCCGTACAATCTCAAAAACTCCACCGGCAACGGCATGAAAGATGGACGCGGCGGGAAGTGGCCTAAGGCGCAATTGATGAATGGCTACGATGAACACCACGACAACATGCCGCATGATGAATACGCTGCATGGCAGAGGGATTGCCTAGAGGCCATGATGCGCGTACTGAAACCGGACGGCGCAATCTTCTACAATCACAAGTGGCGCGTACAGGATGGAGTGCTACAAGACCGCAATGACATTGTGTCGGGTTTCCCAGTCCGGCAGATCATCATTTGGAAGAGGGCGGGAGGCATAAACTTCAATTTGGGATACTTCCTACCGACATACGAAGTCATTTACATGATTTGTAAACCGGATTTCAAACTGGCAATGGGGGCGAACAAAATGACGGATGTATGGGAGTTCCCGCAGGAAAGAGGAAACGACCATCCGGCTCCTTACCCTGTAGAGCTTGCACAACGCTGTATACAGGCTTCCCGAGGCGGGGTTGTACTCGACCCCTTCATGGGCAGCGGGACAACGGCAATCGCAGCAACAGCAATGCAGCGCGACTGGATTGGCATTGATATTTCTACTGCATACTGCAAAATGGCAAGCAAAAGGCTGGACGAGTACAAGCGAAAGTCCCGCCTGAAAATCTTTCCGTAAGCCTTTTGCAGTCTCCTCCACCGCGCTCACTATCGGCGGCCTCTGAAAAAATCCGCGAAATTCTACGCATGGGGATTGTTCCCATGCCCGATGAAAAGTCGTACCGTGGTACAGGCGCACCGGGGAGACTCCTAGAGCACTTGCTAGGCGTGAAAGAGAACAATAATGACTCGCCGGATTTACTTGATTGGGAAGTGAAGTTTCACGGTGGTCAATCTCTCATCACGTTGTTTCACAAAGACCCGCAGCCTAGAGGGGTTATGCGGTTCATGGTGCATGAATACGGGTGGGATGATGGGCAGGGGCGGCTGAGCTTCCGGCACACGATAGGCGGCGAATCACCACGGGGCTTCTATGTCGTGAATGAGAATGACCGGATTGTCGTGCGGAATAGGCATAAAGATAACGTGGTGCCGTACTGGACGCATGAAACGCTGATGAACTGTTGCGGCGGCAAGCTACGGCGGCTCATTGTGGTAGATGGGAAGGTCGTGAAATACCCCGTACATGGAGTGCAGTACACGGGGGCAACCGCCTATTGGGAGTTTGATATTTCGGGATTCTGCAACGCTCTGGCTATCGGGAAAATGCACGTTGATTTCGACGCGAGGACAAATGGAGGGGAGGGAACATCTATACGGAATCACGGTACCAAGTTCCGCGTAAAGGCCGAGGATTTGCCAGCTATGTACCGAAACAAGAAAAAGATAACCTCCGTATAGGGTTACTCAAGTATATAAGTCCCTAAATTTGCCTTGTGGCGTGCTTTCAAACCAGAACGTGGGGAACTTGAGATCAAGGAGTTTTCCGGTGTCAAGCATGTAGATGATGCGTCCCCCGTCGATGCTGTTCCGGGCGAGCCTGTCTGGATGCCATGACAGTATTCCCTGAGCTTCACCCTGTTCAATACGGGCAAGCATTTCTGCGAACACGGTTCGGCCGGGTTCTTTGGCGGTTTTGGCTTCCTCGAAGGAAGCCGCGATTTCAAGGCGTTCTTTTTCGGAATGCTCGGCCAGCTCCGCGAGCTGAGCCTCGATGGAGAGGACTTGTTTGTCCTCCGTCTCCGTGGATTTACGGGCGTAGATGAAGTACTTCATGGG